AAACTGTATTTCATATTCTTCTGATTCAGTCTTGCCCCAACTTTGCTTCTTTAGTTCCTTTGTAATATCATTTTGATTTTTAATGTTCATTATTTTTTGAGATCTAATTATACTAGCATAACAAAGTACTATATTGTCCCAGATCATATCTAATGTGCTTACACCTTCTTCAACTATTCCTTTTATGATGTTTCTAGTTGCTGTTGGTATATATTTCTTTAAAAAGCCCTTATCAAGAAACTTTTCAGCAGAGCAATAATTGCCATGTTGTAGATTATTAAGATTTCCCTTTGGTGCTCCACCTTTATTCCCTAGAGCATTCTGATTTCCTTTAGGAGCTCCAGCCCTACCTTTAAGTTTATATTTCCATGTGTCCTGGCTTCTCCATGAGTTTATATTACTAACTTTTTCATTTAATAAATCAGCTATTTCCTTTGATGATATTCTTCCATCATGTTCTTTATATATTTCAAAAGCTTTATCTCTGTTTGGACTTCTTACTCTACTCATATTAATTACCTCCACAATAAAAGGTGTCCATACCGGACACCTTACTTATTTTCATATTCATTTAATAATTTATAGAAAGTCGTTCTTTTGAGATTTAATATCTCCATAGCTTTATTAGCAGTTATTTCTCTATTTTTCCACTTATTATATGTTGATTCCCACTCAATAGGAAACTCAATCTTTTTTCTTCCCTTATACATTCCTTTTTCTTTAGCTATAGCAATTCCTTCTCTTTGTCTTTCTAGCATATTGGTTCTTTCAAACTCATTGATAGCTCCTAGCATGGTAAGCATTAACTTACCTGTAGGTGTTGATGTATCTAAATTTTCTTTTAGACTTATTAGCTGAACATTTCTTCTTTGTAATTCTTCTACTAAATCAAGTAAATCCTTAGTACTTCTTGCTAGTCTACTAAAGTCATGAATGTAAATTGTATCCCCTTCCCTAGCAAATTCCATCATCTCTTTTAATTTTGGCCTATTAGTATCTTTTGCACTAACTTTTTCCTTAAACCATTTCTCTATTCCCAAGTTCTCCATAGCTTTTACTTGTCTATCTTCATGTTGATCAACAGTACTTACTCTTATATAAGAAATTTTCATCTTTTCATCCCCTATAACTATTTCTTATATAAATTATATAACTATGTTCGTTTAAATTCAATAACTACATCAAACATTTATTCATAAATTACACTTTCTATTTCAAACGAATATATTCTTATTTTTCTCAATTTGTTTATTTAAAATTTTTGATGTTTTAGACCCCTAAAAAAATCCGCCAAAAGCAATGATTTTACAAAACCGACTCTATCCATTGATATGACTAACTTTAAAGCACTTTTTTAATTTATCTCTAAATCGGTAATAAGCTATAGGATTACGGATATCATTTTTTATATACATATAATAGTAGGAATTTTTTATTTTCTCTTTGAATCTGCATACCCCACTTTTTTACCGATTATAAGGTCAAAAAAAATTAAAGCTTGTCGTCAGCTAAAGCAGCTGCATCATCTTTAATCTCATTATTTAATCCTAAATATCTCTTTGTTGTTTCAATATTCATATGACCTAAAGCTATTCTTACATATTCTAGATCTCTCTTAGCTTCCCATAATCTACTTGCATAGGTTTTTCTCATACTATGGCCGCTTATATTCTTAAGTCCTAAACTCTTACCAACAG